AACAAAAATAATAAAAGAAAAAGCTGAAATATTATATGCCAAAGGAATCCAATATAAAGAATGCAGAGATGCATACTATTTAGATGTAAAAAAAATATTGGCACAGTATAATATCGTTGATTTTTTAATTAACATACTAGATAATAAAGTATATTCAATAACATTAAAGGGTATTCCGTTTATAAAAACACATGAAATAAAAATAAATGAAGGAAATTAATATGAATGATACCCCTATAGGGACCGAACGAGCTGGGCAGCTATTAGATAATATGTCACATTTTGAAATTGCCAGATGGCAAGCATTAATGGATTCTATTGAAATAATTTATGAAAAATGTATTGAGCGCAAAATGAAGTTTAGTGAATTGAATATTAAACCTTTAGACATTAGTAAATATATTGAGTCTACATGTGATATATATGCTAGAAATATTGAAAGACAAAGAGCACAAGAAGCTGAAATAAAAATTAATAGAGCCTCTAATATATTACCTCATTTAATTAATGAAATAAAAGATATGGAAATCATAAATCAATGAAATATATACCCGGATTTAAATTTATAATGTTAGGGACCCAAAATGATTCACAAGTAAGGGGTATTAAAAGGTCTCCTTTAGCGGTGGGGTCTAAGACTTTTGTAAAAAGCCCTATTGATGGATTAGATTTAAATAAACCATATGAATTAGTATATATTAAACCAATATATGATGATAATAAAAATTTAATTCATTTAATATATACATTTACTCATACAATTCCTGGCGTTGTAAGGTATAAAAAAAATATCACGTTTAATTCAGTTAAAGAAGCAGAAGATATATTCGATCTTATAACTAATAAAGATTCGGTAAAAAATAAAGAGCAGCCGTCTGATAATTTACGTGAAAAATTAATGAATAGAACACCGCTATCTTCTTCGGATATAAGAAATAATAGAAATCGCCGGCGTTAATATCCGCCATATATTCCTGTATTATTATTCGGAGATCTTCCATAATCCCAAACTTTATCATCAGATTCGTCTTCTACGTTTTGATCATATCGTTTAGGAGGTGAGGGATTTTGATGAGGGTCAGGATTCTCAGGACCCACAGGTTGTAATCCTATAGTATTTTTTTCATCTGAAATTATTTGATTACCACATTCAGGTGCAATGCCTGGTTCGTAACTATAATCGAATCGTTTACAATATAAAATCCATACATAATGCCCCATTAGTGGATTGTATCCTTGTGTTATATTCTCATCTCTTCTTTGTGTGACTTCAAACAAATATGGACATCTACGAATACGGCCCCAATTTAGTTGTTCACAATAAGGATTTCCACAACTATAACCCGACGGACTTAATACTATAGTACTAACGGATATAGAACTAGTAGATGTAGCATTTGTAAATACTGTTTCACAAACTTGATCTTGAGTTAATGGATAAGCTGAAGCGGCTGAATTATATGCATCGCCGCATGCTCCAGGCCTATCACAACCCCATTCAGTTAGCCTTATTATATCTCCAGATTTAGGTTCTGCTTCAGGACCATATTTTGCAGCATATAAAGATCTAGGAATAATAGCCGTAAAATCTGCATTTGTTTGAATACCAAATTTTGATAACAAAACTGTATCACTTTCCATTATACCTAATACATTCATGTATGAGGGACCACTAAAAGCAGCGGTAGGTTCTTCTCCATATAAATAATCATGACCGGATAGTGTATATCCGTGTACATAATATTCTGCACCCATTCCATATAAACTTACTAATTCGTTCCACCACATATGTATCATTGCTCTGGTGCCTTCAGTATTCTCTTTACTGGTGAACCTAAAATTATTTTCACCAGGAGTTACCGTTACTTTACCATTAACATTTATACATTTTGACATTATAGTTATCTTTTATATTTTTGTTTTTTTCTTTTAATTAAGAAATATTCACTGGGACCGCGACGCCATAATTGTATACCAGAACTACCCAAATGTTTTACGGGGAAATTATCATTAGGAATAAAGAATTTATACTTCTTTGCAATATCTATAACTTGTGCATTTGTAACTCGCCAGATACCCCTATTCATTTGTTTAATATTATCCAATAAATTATTTATTGAACTATACCCCGGTGAGTTCATTAATTTTCTATAGTCCGGAACTAAATTTAATCTTTTTCTATTAACTCCTCTGGTGGACTTAAAACGCCTATCTTTACTTAAATCTTTAGGCCCAACTCTTATTTTAATATCTTTAACCCTCTCAAGAATAAAATTTTTAAATGATATTATCTCTGCCATAATTGACTCCCCAGTTCTTGTATATATGGTATATCTTTAATATTTAATTTTTCTTTTTCTTCTAAGAAATCTTTTAATTTATCAATAAAGTGTTTGTAGTAATATTTTCCATATAATTTATATATGATATTTTCTGGTAACCAATTATTACTAGAATATTTTGCTAATTCTTCTTGTGATAGGTCTTTTTCAAATGCCAATCTACGTAGATAAGACATACGCGATGATGTATTACTTAAATTGTTTATATCACCCTCGATTTCTCTTAATTTGTTTTCAATTAATGCTTTTAATTTTTTGACTTTTTCAACAGGCATGCTTTTATACAAATTTAAATCAATAATGTCTCTTCTTAACTCACCCGTCATTAAGTCTACTTTGGAAATGGCTTCCTGAAAAGACTCACTGTAGTTTTGTAAATCAAGATCGTCTGTATTGTCAGTTTTTAACCATCTTTCATTTTCAATATCATATGCGGCATCAGTTTTAGTCAAATCATACTTATATTGTAATAGCTTATAATTAATAGGATGTGTTGTACCTACAGCCAATTTACCATTTATTGATTTTACTATTCCTAACAGCTCATCTGTGTTAATTCTATTTTTTTCAGGGCGATTTTCTAATTCGACACATACATCAATGTCTGAGCTTGGGGTATATCGTCTAGTTAAAATGCTTCCAATTATAAAATAATTTTCTACAGGATACATTGCAGATATTCTTTCGATATCTTTTTTGATTTGCATTCTGATTGACGATTGTAAAATTGGTTTAGAATTATCACTGAAAGAAAATACTGTAGGATCTAAAGAATTTTTAGGAATATCTATTATACTTTCTTTTAAATATTGTTTAAACGTAACAAAGCTCTTTATCATAATATTATTTACACTTAAATCCAAAATAAAAAGAGTGTAATTAAAAAATTACACTCCTTGTTCTATAATATTATATATAATGATTATGTATGTATTGGATTGCCCTGTTTAATACCGGGGGATTTTACTTTGATATTAGATTTACTGGCTAGTTTTTTGCCACTGTCAGGGAAATTTTTAGGTTCAGGACTGTTAGTTAACCTGCCAATATTACCTTTACTTGCAGCAGCTTTATTAAGGGTTCCACCAACTTTAATGTTACCTTTACCCATCATTTTCTTGCCACCGCCGTCACCAAATTCTTTTGGTTCCGGTTGAGATACTGCTTCACCAATGCCATTTTCGATATCGTCTTCGCCACCGAAATCGTCATCGACAGTTTCATCATCAAAATCTTCAACACTTTCTTCATCAGATTCACCGCGGATGGCAGAAACAATACTAGACAGGTCGTCTATAATCATTTCTAAACGAGTGGCAACATCGACTTCTTCGCCGACATCATCACCATTATCTTCTACGTCTAAATCACTAGAGGTATCCATATCCTCCATATCATCAGCGTCATCAATCATTTCATCTTGCTCATTAATTGTATTTTTGAACAATTCGTCGAATGAACTTCTTGGTATCATATTTTTTACTCCTTCTTTAATATTGGTTTTATTATTTATAGGTTTAGGCATTGACTGTGTATGATTTACAGCAGGCCCATCTTCTAATTTATTAATGCCAGCTGCCTTAATGGCTGCATCAGGGCCAGATTTATCATTTGGTAATTCAACATCACCTATTTCCATATTTTTAATTGGAACAACCTGACCCTTATTTCCATTGCCCACTTGTTCCACTAATATTTTTGCTAAATTATCAGCATCGTTAATTCTTTCCATATACAATCTCCGTTCTTATTGCTACAATTATTTACCCCAAACAAACATATTTTAACTGACTTATTGAATTTTTTTGTAAATAATAATATATGGATAATAATAAAGAGATTGGGATAAGTCCTCAAACTGCATATTATAGAGGAAACAAAATGCTTCCTACTGCTGATGTCCAATTTGAATGGACTCCTCATATGGTAAGTGAAGTGTCTAAATGTTCAAAAAATTTATTACATTTTGGATCTAAGTACTTTTGGGCTGTTACAAATGAAGAAGGTAAACAACAATTAACCCTTTATAAACCACAAAAAAAATTATTAAAACTTTTAGATAAAGAAAGATTTGTTATTACGTTAGCTAGTCGACAAGTCGGTAAAAGTACTTGTATGAGTATATTTGCATTATGGATGACCTGTTTCCAAGAAGATAAACGTATTCTTATTGTTGCTAACAGAGAAGATACTGCAATAGAGCTACTTCGTCGTATTAAATTTGCTTATGAAATGTTACCTAATTGGCTAAAACCTGGTGTAGAAACATGGGGTCAAACTTCTGTATATTTTTCAAATGGCAGCAGTATAGAAATCAGTGCAACCTCAAGTACTGCAGCGCGGGGTAAGTCTATTAACGTTTTGATAATTGATGAAATGGCACATATCCCGGATTTCATTATGGAAGAATTCTGGGAATCCGTTATTCCTATTATATCCTCTGGTAAAACAACTAAAATATTTGCAGTCAGTACACCTAAGGGGACTAGTAATTTGTTCTATAAGACTTATACGGCAGCAGAGCGCGGTGATTTAAAGATGTGGAAGCATTTCCGTATTGACTGGTGGGAAATTCCTGGCAGAGATCAAAAATGGAAAGAAACCATGGAAGAAATTATGATCAAACAAAGTAAAAGCTTTGATCAGGAATTTGGAAATAAATTTGTGGATGACGGGGAATCTGCTGCTGACACGGAAACATTAGAAAAATTACGCAATA